AAACAAATTTAATTAACTTTGCAAAACCTATCGGGTGGTACACGTTTCAAATGCTACCCGGGTCCCTTTTCAAGTGTTAGCTACACATCGAAATCAAGGAGGACTACGTGAAAGACCAGACGGGAAAGAATGTGCAGATTTACGCGGATAACCGTATTGCTCTGTTGCCTTCTGACAACATTGGTTATATGCGCCATCATACCCCGTATGAAGCGACAGACCCGGTACAAGGACGTACTTATATCCCGTCAGAGGGACAGATGCTTATCTCCAACTACCGTGACAAAAATGGTCGCTACATGGAATATACGGCAGAGTGGATTCCGCAGATTTCCAATCCGGATTTGATTACTAATTTCGATTTGAGCGAAATTGCATCCATCCAATCAGCATAAGGAGGTAGGATATGAAAGTAAAGGTTATATCAGTTTTCCGCGACAAGTTCACCGGAAAGTATTATACTCCCGGTGAAGTGATTGAAGTCGGTGAGGAAGCCCGTGTGCTGGATATGGAAAGCCGCAGACTTGCTGAACGGATTGAGGCAAAAAATCCCGAAGTGAAAGCCCCTGAAGAAAAGAAGGAGGTGAAAATCTCCCTCTTTGAAAAGGAGTTTGAGAAGAAGGCTTTGATTGATGCTTTGAAGTCTATCGGTGCGCAAGCTTCCGGCAATATGAAAGAGGAAACTTTTTTGGCTAAGGTTGCAGAACTGGATGAAGAATCAACAGCCAAACTGAAAGAAGCATTAGGTATCGAGTAAAAGGATAGGGTAGTGCTTCTACCCTTCCATTGTCTAATTTTATAAATCAGAAAAGAAATGAAGAATTTTATTTTTGCCATGTGTGGCTTTTTGATGATGTCTTTGGTCTCGTTGGACGTGCAGGCATCAAGTGTGGAATCTCCCAAGTGTGAGTATGTGAATCCATCTGTTGATGTTGGTTTGCCAGACATTCAGTGTATCACTTTTGAAGCATCTTCTGTTGATTGTGTTGTGCTGATCACTCCGCAGCCAATATTTATGGTTGTGGATAGTCCGGTGAAGCAAACAGTAACTATTACGGCAATGCAAAGGAAACAGATTTCAGTTCCTAAATGCCCGTTCCGGTACGTCTATAAGTCGAAGTATTGCACACATTATAGCCATACAGCATATAGTACACTGATTACACCATATTAAGATGACGGTAAACGACTACATACAACAGAAGTTTCAGACATTCGGCATTCAGGTATCGGAGGCTGACATTTTGGATATGTGTCTTACCTCGAAGATAAGCGGAGAGGATGAGATGAATGAGCATTGCTGTGTCCGTGTCTCTGTAGCAATTGCGAAGTTCATCCCCTCTCTTTTGCTTCGCGCCACTTCAATCAGTGAAGGCGGTTTTTCTATGTCTTGGAACATTCAAGGCATTAAGGATTACTATTCATTTCTGTGTAAGCAGTACGGCTTGAAAGACGAACTGAGTAACAAACCTAAAGTGACTTTCTTATGATATTCGCTCCACACATATTGCAGGTTAAGGTTATCACCCCGATGGATAAGGATGAGTTCGGCAGACCTATTCCCGGCACAGGTGGTGAGAGCTGGCAGGATATATGCAGATGCCGTTGTGATGATGTGAGTGCGGAAAAGAAAGTATCTATCAATGGTGCTTTGTATGATTTCAAGTACAAGGTAGTCTTTGATAAGCCGTCAAAGGTTGAAGCAGGTGCAGAGGTTCGTTGTTTGAATGCCGATGGAAGCATAAGAGGTGAAGGAGTTGCTAAAAGCCCTTTGGAAACAAACTATTTTTCCTACAGAGTAATATGGTTGGAATAGATGCAGACTTTTCGGATGTTGACCAGTTCTTTGAGGACGGAACAAGCGAAGTCGTTGCTGGCATGAAAGAAGAGGGAGAGGCATTTGTTGAAGATGCAAAAGCTACCGGAAACTATCAAGACCACACAAAACATTTGAGAGAATCGAATGATTATGAGGTTAATGAAGATGGCTTAATTCTGAAAAACGAAGCTGATTATGCTTCATTCGTGGAATCCAAAGGATTTGAAGTTGCAGGAAGTGCAGCGATAAGGACAGAAAAAAGATTGAAAGATAGATTTGAACGATGATAGTAACCACCGACATAGGAAACATCCTCTACCGGGACTGCAAGATTTTCGGAATAGACATAGTACCAGCAGGAGAAACGCTGACGGGTGAATTGAAGTCCGAAAGGATTGTCATCCACACGAAGAAACAACAGACGGGAACTTATTGGAAGAAATCTTTCGCAGAAGTGAATCTATGTGTACCCAATTTAAGCGAGAATGAAGCGAACACAATCCGGCTTAACGAACTTGAAAGAAAGGCTGACAAGCTGTTTGATGATGTAGTAAGCACCTATGATGGTATGACATATCGTTACTCTATTGATTCTATCGGTACAGAAGCGGACACAGCTTTGAAGTGTCATTATGTGAATGTGAGAATTTTGTTTAATGTATTAAATGTAAAATGATATGATTACAGCAGTAGAAATTGACGAACTGTATTATGCAGAACCGATTAAAACGGTTACTACTCCAGCTGCCGGATTAACAGGCGCAGAAGTAGCCACCATCTTGAAAAACGCAGCAACGAAGCGGGTCAAGAATGTGCATGGTGACACGTATCAATACGAAGAAGCAGAGGCAAGTGTAACTCGTTACAAAAACGCTTTGACTGGTGAGTACTACCGGGAAACGTCTGAACCGGGTGAGGTGAAAATCAACTTCACCATTGGTGAGTATGATTATGCTACAAAGGCTGATTTACAAGGTGGTAAAGCCACAGAAAAGAATTGGGAAAGAGGCAAGTATAAGCCTATTCATAAATGTGTGATTGGTAAAACCAAAGACGGAGTTTATGTTGTGTTTCCGAAAGCGGCTATCAATGCCCGTGGCTCTAATACCGATAAGGCTGTCGGATTGGCTGTTTCGGCCGTTCCCCTTTCCACAGGTGTAGATGGATTGGCTTCCGAAAAGTGGTTTGACGAATCGGAAGTTGTAGTGCCGGAAGGTTGATAATTTTTCAGTAAAAGGATTGTTTTCAGATGGCGGTGGGTGGTTGCTCACCGCCTTTTTAATTTAATGTTATGAATAATCAAGCAGCAAAAACAGTTTCTGATGCTTTGTTAGGGCTGGATTTCATGAATGTGGAGATAGGAGGGATGGTTTATACCATTAAACCTCCTACAATTAAAATTATCTGTCGTGTCATTCATCATTTTTCCAATATCGGCATGACTGGAGATAATGTAATGGAGGCTATTAAAGAACTTCCTGAAATTGCTGGAGATATGCTGAAAGGCATTTCTTGTTTCATCTGTGGCAGTGAGGAGCTGGCTGAAAATTTAGAGAACGGGACTTTTGAAGAAGTTAGGAATGCCTTGGAAGTCTGTTTCTCTATGATGGATATATCGGCTTTTCAGTGTGTCAGCTCGATGAGGAACGTGTCGATGCTGGCAGCAAGACCGAAACAGTAGGAAACACAACGTTCTTCGGGCAGATAGCCTATTTGATTGACACGCTGCATCTGAGTTATACAGAAGTGTTTGAGATTATCCCTTATCGGAATCTGCTGATGATGCAACGGGATAAATTACACGCAGTATATGGTGGTCAGAAGGTGAATAGAATCAGTGGTAAGGAATTGGCTAATCGTAGGAAAAAGAAATAGATATGGCGAAATTATATTTTAAGGTAGGTAGTGACTGGGAAGAAGTTGTAAGACTTCGTAATGAAATTGCAAAATTAAAGCAGGAGTTAATGAGCATGGATGGCACGCAATCTCCTGCTGCTTTCAAGGCTTTGAATGCCCAACTTACTGCATCCAACCAAAGATTGGATGAGTTGGTGACTAATGCAGCCAAAGCTGGAGCAGAGATGGAAACAGGATTCAAAAGGAAAATCTTCGATGCTTCTCAGGTAGTGAATGGATTCACAGAGAAGATTCTTGCTCAAAAAGCGGTAGTTAAGGATATTGAAGCGGATGTAAAACGACTTGGGGATGCTTATCGTATAGCATTGAAAAGGAATCCGTTATCAGCAAATAGCAAGTTAGAAGAATACAATGCTGCTAAGAAAGCTCTTGATGAAGAGAAAGCTGCATTGTTTGGGCTTACTCAGGAACAGGCAAATGCCCGACTGTCTGTAAAAAAACTCCGTGATGAATATGCACTTTATAAAAATGAT